CAACCATTTCAGAACAAATCACGCCCCCGGCATTACGGGTACTTTTCCCGAAAAGATGGTAAATAGGTCTCAGACCAAATAGTATGTAATCAATCACTCCGTATCTGGCTTCGTCAGTGTCGAGTTTGTGGTCAAGATATTCAGCGGTTATAGATACGGGCGCTTCGATTAAAACGGTTTTCTTGTCGTTGTAAATAGACCACAATCTACGCCTACGGATTAGGTGCATGTCCCAAAACTTCACGCCGTCAGTGAAGCCTACGTGATAGCAACTTGACCCGGTGAATATCTTGGTCAGCGCGCTACTGGGCTTTTTCCCATAGATAAAAGCGATCTTCATAGTGTCGCTGCTAGTGCAAATAAGTCATCGATTTGTTGAGATGTAAGCCCAAGTGACGCAGCCACAACCTGAACAAGTGGTTTGTCTCGCCTAACAGCGTTGGAAAATTCCCATTCAATTCGCGCTTTATTGCCCAGCTCCCCCGGCATTGTTGCGACTGCATTATTGACTTGCGTTAGTAATCCTTGTTCAAGTAGCGCCAACCGTGCTTGGCGCATTTCGACGCTGGTAATGACAGGAACGGGTGGAGCATCAGCCGGTTCCGGCGTGTTGCCTTCGGCAAGCCATGATTGATAGGCAGCATAGTCAGTGTTGGCGGGGTCAGCCGGAATAAAAGAACCGTCCGTGGTTCGTAGAATGCTGGGTGTGTTGGTCAGTTTGTACATTTATAGCTCCGCGCTTAGTCTTAGTGTCCCGCTTATTCCAGAAAATTGCGTATTACCTGTACCTACGGAGAGTACCGACGCGAAAATACCAGAATTACTTGCGGCTGAAAATGACGGATTCGCTGAACAATTAAGCGCAGAATACGTTAATGTGGTTGCGTCTATTGTTGGTGAAACTCGCATTGGAACAGGAGTTTGGCTTGTCCAGTACAAACCATTCCCAGCAGCAGATAACAAATAAGCTGATGCGGCAATGGCTCCTGCCGGAATGGTTGCATAATACCTCTGACACAAAGCCAGTTCTACACCTATAGGCGTGTAGTCATAAGCGGTAGCAAACGCCCCCGGTTCCAATTTTAGCCGCCCAATAGTCCATGTTCCGCTAGTTTGTGCCCCAACACTTAATTCGACTTCTATTCCAGTTGTTGCCGCCGCTGGAACGCTAATTTGGGCGCTGTATCTTGTTAAGGTTCCGGTAACGGTAAATGTTCCCGTCCCAATTTGTGTTCGCGTGGGTGAGGCTAATGTACCAAACGTATCAGTGCTATTTGCACGCCATGCCGTCCAAGTAACTGTCGTCAATAAACTATTTGCCAAGTCAACCGATAAAGTTGCCGTAGCTCCCGCCAAATCTTGAGAATTTGCGGCTTCAATCCTTTGGGCAAAACCAATTTTTGTGACGCTGGCTGCTCCTGTAAATCGGTAATTAAACTGGTTAGGAGCGGTTCCAGCAACCTGCTGCCCTGTTACGTTAGCGCCAGTACAGTATCCGTAGAACCTGTCAATACAATACGCTAACGCCGCGCCAGCCGTGAAAGTTTGAGATGCGCCAGAATTGCGTTGGTCAATCGCCATAGCGCCGTTGATGATTTTATTCCGAAACCCGACAAGTTGACCGCTTAATCCAATAATGTTATTACCCCCTGAACCCTGTATTAGGCTCGGCGCAGTCGCCCATGTTCCTGCCGTTGCTTGAGTGCTTCTAACAATACCAAGAACCCTGTAAGCTACGTTTGTTCTAGCAGTGGTGGAGTAAACAACATTTATACTATCTGCCGCACCCGCCCCGCCTTCTGCCGTAGTAGTGACCAGGTTAATTTCGTCGAGTTGCGTACCGCCTGCAAGGTTTACCGCCGCAAGCTCAATCGTTCCAGCGTTGTTAATTGCTAGAACGACTATATCTGACTGTGCGCCGTTCGTAGTGCCGAGCGTAGAACCCGACGAAATGACCAAAGTAGCAGGCGTTCCGGTAACAGTCGTTACTGTTCCAGAGCCTAATGTTGTGCTTCTAAAGTCTAGGGTCAGAGATGATGCAGAAATGGTCAGCGCATTACCAGAAACAGAAGCCGAAATAGGCTGTATTTTTGATGTCGCAATAGTAGTGCCATCGGCTTTTTGATATCCTAATACTCGCCACCCATTAGCAGGCGTTCCATTCGGTACTACAATTGCACTATCACCCGCCGCAGTGGTGATGTTTGCCCCACCGGGTAGTATCAAAGTAGTCGCGTTGTGGGTAAGGGTCAGAACTCCGTCAAATCTAAGGTAACGTGGCCCGTTGTAGTTCGTCCCGAAACTTGTAATTGTCGTGGTTCCGGTAATGTTGAGTAGTACCGTATTTTGTGCGCCAATGTCCGTAGTCGCCGCGCTTGCCAGGTTTTGTGGCGTTCCTTGGCTGAATAATTGTTCCCATCGCAAAGAATCGCCGGTGGCAGACCCGGCACCTAGCCCGGTCAGCTTGTTTCCGGTCATCGGCAGGTTCCCAGTGACCGGCGTTTGACCGTCCGCACTTAAAGACTGAGTAAGTGCTGCGGCTACGTCATTGATTAGGTTTTGCCAGTCAACAGCCGTAGCAGAAACACCGTTTGTTGCCGGGTTCCAGCTATTTGTGAGTAGGTTATAGGTTCCACTGCCGTTACGTGCCATCTTGCTTTCCTTTACTGTGCGCCTAAAACTGGTGCTGCTCTGTAAGCGCCTTGTCTTAATGCTCTAATAACTTCAGGGGATACCATATTGTCAGCAAGTCCGGTTAATCTTCCTGCGCCATACATTGTCTCGCCCACAATTCTTGGGGAAGACATCGCCCCAAAAGCTAATGCAGCGGGTATGTTTCCGGTCAATGCCAATCCTGCGCCAGCCGTAGGTGCTGTAGCTCTTTGAATTCCTCTCGGCGTCCAGTCGCTTAATGCTTGCCCAGCCAATTGCGGCAAAATAGGCCTGCCGCCTGCTTCCTCTAATGCTCGAACTGAGGCCAGTCTTGCGCCATAATTAGTGTTTGCATTGTTACGCATAACAGACTGCAATTTCCGCAAAGCGGTGTCTGCCGTAGCTTTTTCGTTTAACGAAAGCGATCTAGTAACTTCCTCAAGAACTTCTGACGCTTGCGTGTAATCCTGCATTGTTTTTGAATAAATAGGCGCTTTTGTCGTTATTTCTTTTTTGATGCTTGCGTAAATGTTATCAACAGCAGCCCTTGCTGATTTATCCTCAAACGGCAATGATTCTCGAATTGAGCCAATTCTCTGTTTTAATGCGTCCAATCCTTCCGGCGTGTGGTATTCAACAGGGTTTAATCCTTGCCATGCGTTGATTTCATCTGATACGTTTTGCAGTGCTTGAGCCACTCTTGGGTTTCGCGCTTGACCTTTGAAAGTATAACTTTCAACGGCTTTATTAAAAGCATTTTGTATTGGCGTCATGTCAATGATTTCTTGCGATTCCTTAACGCCAGCCATATTTTGCTTATATGCAGCAGTTCGCGCTTTCCTCATCGCGTCCAAATTAGCCATTGCGTCATCAAGTACAGACATCATATTGGCATCATCAACTGGTCGCATTGCGTTACGGAATGCCTGCGCTTGCGCCCCGCCAGCTTTTCCAGCTTGGAATGCTTGCGACAAAGCCTCATCACCTACGCCAGTCGTTGTGCCTAAAATTTTCCTAGCTGCCGTTGCACCTTGTCTTGCAACCGGAGCCGCCAGTGGAATAGCTGCACTAATCGCCGCCGAAGTTCCCGCATCTTCCGGGTTAATCATTCCCCCCGCCAGTGCGCCAGTTGTTCCTGCCGCTCCTGCTCTCAAAGCTAAATCAGCGGCTTTTGCGCCCGTTGTCGTAGGCGTAGCTCCAGTCGTCATGCCTGACGTTCTTAATGCGTTTATTAGAGCGGGAGCGCGTGAAGCCACACCGGGTATCATTCCGAGACCTTTGGCTAAAACACTACCTGCCCCGCTAGTCCCCGCGAACTGGGTAAGTATTTTTGCAGCCTGAAAATCTGCCGATTCCGGGTCTGCACCCATTGATTGCAAACCTTGTTCTATTGCTTGTCTGCGTTCAGGGTTTCCAATAGATTGAGTATTCCCCACCAGCAAATCATAAGGGGTCAGCAATGTCGCACCAATTGAGCCAGCACCTTCAACAGCGCCAGCAGCACGGTTTAATTTTTTCACTACAGAACGTCGAGCATAATCAGCAACACCTTTGCCTAGTCTTTGTAATAGGCTGGGTTCTTGTGGTGTTTGTGGAGCTTGTGGAGCTTGTGGCGTTTGATTCCTTGCGGCTTTATAAGCAGCAGCAACAGTTTCAAACTCAGGCGTACCTTGTTTGTCCTGATTTTCGACTATCCACTGAGCGTATTTTTCTGCGCTCATTTTTTGCCTCTGTTTAAAATTGCATCAGCAGCATTAAATAATTCGTTTGGTGGTGTAGTTTGGGCTGGCTGTATAGTTTGAACGCCTTGAGCATTTTTTGCCCTTGCCACGCCCTGTCGAATAACAGATTGAAATTCTCTTGCAGCTTTAGTGAATTCAGCTTCACTACCTGCCGCATCCATCCTAGCAATTGCATCAGTTGCTTTTTTACCTTCAACCTCAGTAATTGCACCCCCTCCTTTAAGAGATTCAAATGCTTGTAAGAACTGTTGCCCTTTGAGTTGGTCAAGACGAATATCAAAATCTTTAGCAGGAGTGCCTGGAATTTTTTGGATTCCAAGCAAACGACTCGCCCCGACCGCTTGTTTCATTCCTGGGGCATTTAACAAATCATCAACAAGACGAATTGTCTCTTCACCTTGCGTTATTGCTTTTGGAGCTTCTAATCGCGATTCTGTACGCATTTTTGCTTCGGTTGTTGCTGCCGCTTTTGCTCCAGCTAAAGAACCTTGTAAGGTCGGGTCATCAGAAGCTTTGATAACCGGCTGACCATTGATGGAGCCAAGCGACAATTCACCTGTACGCGCATTGCCCACGGCGATGCCCTGGGGTGTTCCGATGAACTGGTAATACCCTTGTTGCTGCGGCTGCATACTACGGCGCAACTCAACCATTTCGCGCTGGAATTGGCGTTGCATTTCGGCTTGTTCTGCTGCGCTGGCGTTTCTAGCCTGTAGTTCTGCCATGCGCGACTCTTGCTGGAATCGAAGCTGGTCCATACGAGCCTGTCGTGCTGTTTCAGCCTCTTGCTGACGGAATGCTCGATCTTCAACCCTTTGAGCCGCTGCCGCTTCCAGTTCAGGAATTCGACTAATTCCTTGCATTGCCATCTGACGATAGCCAGCATCAGGCGCACCCATCAATGCTCTATAAGCGCCTGGCATATCTTGTGGCTCTGCGGGTCTTGGTGGGCCAGCAACATCGGGCGGCAATACTTCAGCCGGTCGGCCTAACGCTTTTTCGGTGAAACCGCGAAGCGCGTTAGCTAAAGCTTTTTCTCTTTCACTTCCGATTTGCGTTATTTCTTCCTGCGCCATTTGTTGCCCACGCATACCGCCGAGCGAACGAAGGCCAGCGGCTAGATATTCAAGCGGGTTAGGGGCAACGTATATATTCCCCACCATGCGGCCTTGCGGAGCTTGGTATTGAGCTTGCTGGCCGTAGCGTAATGCTCTTTCACGCGCTAGTTGCAGTTGTTGTTCGTAGTCTGTCATGATTACCTTCCAAACAAACTAGGGAATTGTTTGCCAAAGAAATTCCCGCCCAAAGAACCGCCGCCAGCAACCGGCAGCCCGGCAATTCCCATCCCTAATCCAAAAATGCCGCCCAACGGGCTGGAGGCTTGCTCGGCGTTGTAAGCGTTCAATTGTGCGCCGTATTGAGCATTAGCAGCATTCAGGTAATCAGGGCCTTGCGTAGCGTTTTGCAGTGCAAATTGCTGGAACTGAGGCGCTTGCACTTGGTTGCCAGAGCGTAGCGCGTTAATCAGGTTGAGCGGTCGGTCTTGCAGATAAGCCTGTTCTTGAAGTGCGGCAGCACGGTTAGCTTGGTCAAGACTGATACCCTGCATTGCAGCTTGCGTCATCAGATCATTAGCTTGCTGGTTTTGCATCGCCATCTCACGCGAGAATGCGTCAGAACCGAGACCAATGCCGGTATTAGCCAGCCGTTGCCGGGTGGCTTCTTCTTGCGCCTGTAGTTGTGGCCTAAGTCTTGCCAAAATCGCTTCTTGCGCGGTCTGTCCGACATTTATACCTCTGGTCGGTAAACCGCTAACGTCTAGCTCAGGGTTTTCAAATATCCGGCGAGCGCGGTCAAAACCAAGGTTGGCAACCTCGCCGTATTTCCGATTGAGCGCTAGTTGCTCGTCAAGTGCGGATTGGGCTTCCGGGGTCAAATTGGTGTATTGTTCCCATACGCCATCATCATCGGTCGGTCTTTTATAAGTCAAAGAACCCCAGGGGGTGTATTGATTTATGCGGTTCGCTTTAGTAGCGTATTTTGCGGCCTCTAAATTGCCAGCCGCCGTTTGTTCTGCCGCGCCGCGATAATCTGGCGGGGGGGGTGGGCTAGAGCTGCACATATTTACCTCAATTCATAAACCATTTCGGTTGCCATATTCTTAAACCCCATTCTTTGCCATAACTTGCTAACTCTTAAGTCAGTCACGGCTGTACAATAGGCTTTTTGAACGTCAAGTTTTTTTAGTTCAGCCAATACATGCTGCACTAATTTCTTTCCTATGCCATTCCGATGGTTTCGGGTAACGAATAACGCATCTTCTTTGGCTATTTTATCACCGTTATGCATATCATTGGTAATATAAATCAAACAATATCCGACACATTCAGCGTCGTGTTTTACAATAAAAAACTTTAACCAGCCATCATTATTAAATTTGATGTACCTGTCTAGTTGCGGATTAAATGGCGAAATTTTTATGCCATCTTTTTCTAATCGTTCTTTCATTTCTTGGTAATGCTCACTCGTCAATCGGCAAAAATCAGGCAAATTGTTTGCTATTTTTGCTTCATGAAAAGTGTACATATTTAGCCTTATAAAACAGAGTTGGCAGGCTGGTAGACATAATCGACATTGGTGAATCGTACTTCTGCCCCGTTATTTTGCACTTTAAGCCTTAGTGCGGCAGAGTTTGCCACCGCCCCGACAGTATTCCAGCCAGTCGTCGAACGTAACCCGCCGCCCCAAACCATTGAACCCCATGTCATTGAACCCCACACCATACCCGTAGGTGCGACAAAACTTAACGTACCTTGTGGGTCTTGTGCCAGATAGTTTGTATTCAGACCGTAAACAGCAGTCGGGTTTCCGCTTGTTAAAATGTACGGGCGCACCATGGTGAAATACTTATTGAATGCCTTGTTGCCAAAGTAACCGAAGGCGGTCAGGCAGTCAGATTGAATAGGCGCGGACACGTCAACATTAGACACCCACGCTTTGTAGACTTTGGTGTTGTCTGCGTAATAAAGCCCTGTTGAGGCACGCAACAACACGTTCGCATTCCAGCCGGTGAACTTAGTCCATGCGCCAGTAATTGTGTTTTGTGCGAACTGATACGCCCCGCCGGTTGCCGGTACGTTCAATAACATCATGTTTTCTTCGGGGAAAAGACACAATTGCCACCCGAATGCTGACGAGAAAGAATTGGCAGCTATTGAGACACTATTCTGTATTTTGTCGGTCAAAGCCACTCGTCTATCGACACTTGCGGACAATAACCCTCTGCCTAAAGGAAATACACCCTCGGTCGTATTAACAGCTAGATCGCCGCCGTACTTTGCCGCGCATCGTCTGCCTAGTGGTCGCCCAAGCTGAAACACGCCAATGATCGAAAAATCACCGCCCGCACCTGGATTGCTTCCTCGATAAACCGCTACCTCGCCATTAGTAGATAGCACGACAAAGTGATCGTCAGCGCCAGAGCCAGCGTCAACCGTCCATGTATAACAAGCCTGAATTGAACCGCCATTTCTAAACACGCTTGACAAGTCAAGAGTGCCAGCAGCGCCCCCAACCTGACCAACCGGCAGAAATGCCACCGTCATACTGTTTTTAACGACAAAGTACAACCTCGACTTAAACACGCAAACATGCACCAGGCTGGTAGTCGTCACGCCTGTAATCGAAGGCGACGACGCTCCATCAATGGCCGTCCAAGTGGTCCCATTGAATAACTGAGGCTTATCTACCCCGTTGACCAGGTACAGAAAAGACCCGCCAGCGGTCGTCACGTTAGCATCTTGCCATTGCGCCGAAGTCTGGCCGGTAACGACTGCCGCGCCAAGCGTTCCAGCGGTTGTAACGTCAAATATAGACCCGCCAGCCGCAGCAAATAGCTTAGATACGCCTGACGTTGGAAGATACTCAACCAGCGTTTGCACTGGGTTTGTAAAGCCAGTAACGTGGTTTGCGCTACCTTTTCTGATGCCTAAGTAACCCGGATATGGCCACCAGTTTTCAAGAATGGGCGCGTACTGAGCAGGCATGTCGGCAATGCTATCGCGGTCATTGAGACCACCAACTGGGGCGGGAATAGAGGTAGCGCGTGCTGTTGCCATTATTTGATGCCCATTAAGCCTAATGGCTGATTGTTGCG